AGGCGTTCAGTGGGTCGAACTCGCGGAACCGGCGGCGGATATCCAGATCGTGCAAGGCCAGGCCCCCTACGCGACGGCGGTGAAGGTGAGCCTGGCATGACCGATCGTCAAAGCCTTCTTCCCCCCAACACAACAGAGCTCGAACGCGCATTTGAACAATCGACCGCGCGCATCGAGGACGTCCCCACGCCGCTGCGGTCCTTATGGCGTCCGAACGATATCCGGGCGGGTCTGTTGCCCTATCTCGCCTGGTCCCTGTCCGTCGGTTTACTTTGGGGACGGGCGATTACCGAGGATCATCGCCGCGCGCTTGTCGAGACAGCCCACGAACGCCACGCCATCAAGGGCACGCCCGCCTCGATCACGCGAACCCTGGCCGCCGTCGGCCTTCCGGACAGCACTGTAATTGAGGCCCGAACGGCGGCGCGACAGGTGGCGGATACAGGCCTCTTGCTTGGGCATGAGAGCGTCGAAGACACCGTCGCGCGATGGTTCGAGCATTGGGCCGACTACGCCTTGCTGATCAGCCCCGGGTTTGGTGCGCCGCTCGGGGCAGACGTTCAACGCCTTGCTCGTGACGTTGCCGTGGTCAACGCCCCCGCCCGATCTCGCCTGGTCCGCATCATCTACAGCCATCGCGCCGCTTCGACGCTGGGCTTCGCCTTTGCCGGGCACGCATCCCAAACCACCGATGTCGAGGGCACAGCGCGCGGGCGGCGGCGGGCGTCCGGCACGCTCGGCCTTGCCACGGCGCTTGGTCCGGGTGGTCTCTCGACCTCGGGGCGGAGCGCGGGGCGGCAACGTCTGACCACCCGCGCGGGCCTCGCCAGCGAGGTCACGGCGGGTCGCATGGTGAGCCGATGCGGTCGGGCGGCGGGCCGTGCGCGCACCCGTGCCGAAATCGGACAGGCCACCACGGCCACCGCGTCCGAGAGCCGCACCGTTACCGGCACAGCCGATGGAGCACGCCGCCTGCGCGCCGTCTCCGGCCTCGCCACATCCAGCCAGACCGCCGAAAGCCGCACCGCGACCGGCACAGCCGACGGTACCCGCCGCATGCGGCTCGACCGCTGGGGCGCGGGCACGGCGGCGATGACCGAAACCGTCCACCACGAACAGGAGCGCGTGTTGCCAGCACTCTACCTGCACACCCGCAGCGAGCCGGTTCATGCCCCGGATGGCACGACGGTCGTGACGGCGCTACCCGGCGGCCTCGCCATCACCCAGGGCGGACAGACCATCCTGCTCGGCGGCGTCCAACCGAGTCAGCCGAGCTTCACGCTCATTGGCACGGCGACCGGCCAGGCCGGGGACGACACGCTCACCTTCGCGGCGTCGCCCGACGTGGCCATCGGCGACACCGTCGTCGCAAGCGCCCAGTGGCACACGGTCATCGGCATCACCAGCAACCAAGTCACGCTCGACGCGCCGCTCGGCCGCGACGTCGATGCGCAAATTCTCCGCAAGGACAGCTAACCCATGGCGCAGTTCAATCCCGTCTTCACCGACGCGGGCCGGGCCAGCATTGCCGACGCCACCGGCCAAGGCCTTTCGGCCGTTATCACCGAGGTCGCCCTCGGCACCGGCCAATACGCGGTGCGCGACGCCGAGGGGGCGCCCACCGACGCGGCCCTGGACGCGACCGCGCTGCAAGCCGAACAGATGCGCGTCCCGGTCTATTCCGGCGGGTCGGCCGCGCCGGGCAGCCTGCAACTGACGGCGCAAATCCCGGCGGCCGGCGACGGCGAGCCGACCTTCTATATCCAGGAAGTCGGCCTCATCGATGCGGATGGCACGCTCATCGCCATTTGGTCCGATGCGCAGAACAACCTGGGCTATCGCTCGGACCTGGGCGATTGGCACCTCTCGCTCGGCATCTCCTGGGTCGATATGCCCTCGGATGCCGTCACCGTCAGCGTCCAGAACGCCCCGCTGGCCGAGCAATCGACCAAGCAAGCGCAGATGACGGCGCAGATCCAAAAGGCCGTCGAGGGCGCGGGCTACGCCTGGAACCCGGCGGACGACCAGGCGCTCGCCACCGCCATCGATGCGCGCGTCGATACCCGCGTCGCCAGCCTGGACGTCAAGGTGCGCAAGCCCATCGCGGTGACGCCCGCCGGCGGTGCCACCGGCACGGTCCTGGCCCCGACACTGCAAGCGAGCCCCTACGCCTCGCCGACCCGCTACAGCCATGTCGCCAGCCAGTTCATCGTCCGCGACGGCGACGGCACCGCCGTTCACGACAGCGGCGAGCGCGATGCCGTGACGAGCTATGCCGTTCCCGCCGGGGCGCTCCAGACCGTCACCGGCTACACCTGGGAAGTCCGTTACAAGGGCCAGCTTGGCGACGATATGGTCTGGTCCACCTGGTCCGAACCGGCGGCCTTCGAGACGGCGGATACCTATGTCGAGGCCCCGGCACTCCTCACGCCGACCGACGGCGCGAGCGACATCGGCCCGCAGCCGACGCTCACCACCGAGGTTTTCAGCGTCGCCAACGGCAGCGACGCCCACGTCTCGACCCGCTACCAAATCGCCACCGACAGCGGCTTTGCGAGCATCGTCTGGGACAGCGGCGATACGGTGAACAACCTCACCCAGATCCAACCGCCCGACGGGCAACTGGCCGAGGGCACGACCTACTACGCCCGCGCCCGCCACACCGGGCAAACCCTGGGCGCCTCGTCCTGGTCGGCACGGATTAGCTTCACCACGCGGGACGCCTTCGTCTACATCGCCCAGCCCAGCGTGACGGCCCCGGCCGATGGCGCCACCGACGTCTCGCTGACGCCGACGATTACAACATCGGCTTTCAACGTCGTTGGCGGCAGCGACACCCATGCCGCCACGCAAATCCAGGTGCGCCTGGAAAGCGGAAGCTGGGACAGCCCTGCCTACGATACCGGTGAAGTGGCAGCGACGACGACCCACACGCTCACCGACGCCAACGGCCTTGAAGCCGAGCGCAACTATCTTGTGCGCGCCCGATTCAAAGGGCAGGCGCTCGGCTGGTCCGAGTGGTCGGATGCCGTGGCCTTCGGTACGGGCGTTCCCGCCGGGGAGATGATTTTTTCGTCGCCGGGTCAGCACACCTTCACGTTCCCCGCCGGCGTCTATTCCGTATCCATCGTCGGCATTTCTCCCGGCGCCGGTGGGGATGGGCTGAAAGCGCCTGGCGGATCAGGAGGTGGTCTCGGGTATAAGAACGATATTGCCGGAGCACCCGGACAGGACATTCTTGTCATCATCGGCAACCCCGGAAAAGGCAGCGATCCCACGACGGCCGAGGCCGCAACAAATGGCGGTTCGGTAACTTTCGGAGCATATCTGAGCGTCACCGGCGGAGCGGCCGCAGTGGATAGTACAACGCCGGGGGACGGCGGCGAGCCAAGCGGCCACGATGGCGGCGGTATTGGTGGCCGGGGCGGCGCGCCGGCGAGTGATTACAACGCCGGCGGCGGCGGTGGTGGTGCTGGCGGTTATACCGGCAATGGTGGTGACGGTGGCGATGGCGGGTCCAGCGGCAACCCCGGTTCGTCCGGATCGGGTGGTGGTGGCGGTGGTGGCGCCGGTGCGAAAGGCCTCTCAACGACAGGTCCAGATTTGCGCTTTGACGCTGGCGGCGGCGGTGGCGTCGGCATGATGGGCGCTGGGGCCAACGGAGACGGCGGTTCCAACGATACGTCGAATCACGTTGCCAGAGGCGGCCAAGGCGGATCGCAAGGTCAACGCGGCGGTGACGGTGACCCTAATGGTCCTGGAAGCGGCGGCAGTTATGGTGGGGGTGGCGGCGCCACACAAGACAATGACGAAGCCTATCCCTCCGGCGACGGCGCACCGGGCGCCGTCCGCATCATCTGGGGACCGGGCCGCTCGTTCCCGGATAACGCGGCATGACCGACTACCGCGTGAGTTATACGACACCGGTCGCGGCGGGCACGGCCGTGGTGGATGCCGAGGGCATTCTGGCCGCGCGTGACGAGGCCCGCCGCGCCGCCGCCATCCTGACAGGCCACCCCATCGAACATATCGCCGTCACCCAGGTCGCGGACGCCGACGGCGTTTCGCTCTGGGTTGCTTCAGACCAACCAACACCGGAGGCGTGGCAGCATGTGGGCACGCGTTAACACGAGCGGCAAGCTCGTCGAATTCGTTACCTTTGACCCGGACGGCAAGTTTCATCCGGACATCCGGTGGGTTCGGGTTCCCGATCATTTGGCCCGTTGGGTCAATCAATCCTGGACCGCCGATGCCAAAAACAACGTTCACCCGCCGTCGCTCGATGCGCTTCGCCGGCAGGCCCGGCCGAAGGTCGCGGCCAAGCGTTGGCAGGTCGAGACGCAGACGCCGATTCCGGTCACGCTCGGCAGCGGTGCATCCATCGATATCCTCGCCAACGACCGCACCACGTCCAAGGTCGACCAAACGCTCCGGCTCGCCGAGGACTACGAGGCGCAAAACGGCGACGGCACCTGGCAGGTCACCTGGAAGGCCGCCGACGCCAGCTTTCACACCATAACGCTCGCCGACCTGCGCGCGGCCTGGCAGGCGCTCGGCGCGCACGTCGCGGCCGCGTTCGGCCGCGAGGCCGACATCAACGCCAAGCTCGACGCCGCCGGCACCGTCGACGGCATCGTCCAGGTCATCGCGGACGAGTTGGATACCGGCTGGCCGCAGGGCGGTGGCGCATGAGCGCCGTCGAAATGCCCCGCTACGAGCGGCCGCTCGGCCTGACCCTGCTGGTGGCCGGCCAAAACGCCGGGTTTTGGGCGGTCGATGGGCCGTTCGTACTGCGTTGGCGCGGCCGGGACATCGTCGTGCCCGACCGCTTTGTCACCGACGGTCCTTCCATCCCGCGACCCATGCGCGCCCTCATCCCGGTGCGCGGCCGCCTTTGGCCCGCCTCGGTGATTCACGACCACCTTTACTGGCACCAACCCAAGGGCTGGACCCGCGCCCAAGTGGACCGCCTGTTCCGCCTGGCCCTGGCCAGCAGCGGCGTCGGCCCGCTCACCCGCTGGGCCATGTGGCTGGCCGTACGAGCGGGCGGCTGGGTGCTTTGGTACGACGATAAAGGGGCGTGACAACGCTCGATCAACAGCCTGAACAGGAGTGCCCTATGGCAACGGACTATCACCACGGCGTTCGCGTCATTGAATTGAGCAATGGCACGCGCCCCATCCGCACCATCCCGACCGCCGTGATCGGCTTCGTCGCGACAGGCCCGGACGCGGATTCCGACTTTTTCCCCATGAACCGCCCCGTGCTTGTGACGGACATCATGGAAGGGATCAGCAAGGGCGGAACGTCGGGGACGCTCCCCCATGTCCTCGATGCGATTGCCGATCACGGGAATCCCCTGACCATCGTTGTCCGGGTGCCGGAAGGTGCCGACGATGCGGAGACCGAAAGCAACGTCATCGGCACCGTCGGCAGCGATGGCTTGAAGACGGGTCTCAAGGCCCTGACGGCCGCGAAGGCACAATTCGGTCTCCAACCCCGCATCCTCGCCTGCCCTGGACTGGACAGCCAGCCGGTTGCCACGGAACTGGTGGCCACAGCGCAGCTTCTACGCGGCTTCGCATATGTGTCCGCCTGGGAGTGCTCGACGGTCGAAGAGGCGATGATGTACCGCGAGAACTTCGGACAGCGTGAAGTGATGGTCCTATGGCCGGACTTCGTCCGTTGGGACACGACGGCGAACGCATCGCGCACAGCCTGGGCAACGGCGCGCGCCATCGGACTCCGGGCGAAAATTGATGAAGAGGTTGGCTGGCACAAGACGCTGTCGAACGTGCCGGTCAACGGCGTGACAGGCGTCAGCAAGGACATCTTCTGGGATCTGCAAAACCCTTCAACCGATGCCGGTGTTCTGAATGCGGCCGACGTCACGACCCTGATCAACAACAAGGGCTTCCGCTTCTGGGGATCGCGCACCTGCACCGCCGATCCGCTCTTCGCGTTCGAGTCCTACACCCGAACCGCGCAAGTCCTGGCTGACACGATGGCGGAAGCGCACTTCTGGGCGGTCGATAAGCCCCTGCACCCCACCCTGGCGCGCGATATCGTGGACGGGCTGAACAGCAAGCTGCGGGAAATGGTGGCGAATGGCTACCTGATCGGCGCGGAAGCCTGGTTCGATCCGGGTCGTAACACCAAGGAGCAGATGAAAGCCGGGAAACTGGCGATCAGCTACAACTACACGCCTATCCCGCCGTTGGAGAACCTGATGTTCTACCAGCACATCACCGACGAATACCTGATGGATTTTGCCAGCCGAATGGCGGCGTAGACGGAGACCCTGATGCTACCCAAAAAGCTCTTCAACTTCACCGTCTTCTATGACGGAAGCCCCATGGCCGGCATCGTCGAGGAAATCACCCTGCCGAAGCTTGAGCGTACCACCGAGGACTATCGCGGGGGCGGTATGCTGGGTGCGGTGAAGCTCGATCTCGGCATGGAAGCGCTCACCCTCGACTTCACCATGGCCGAGCACAACAGCGATGTTCTCAAGACCTGGGGCATCGTCGACGCGTCCGGGACCAACCTGCGTTTCCTCGGATCCGCCTTCGCCGACGACAGTTCCGCCAGCGACGCCATCGAGGTGTCGGTGCGGGGGCGCCTGACCAGCTACGAACCCGGGAACGCCAAGGCTGGCGAGATGCACAAGCCGAAGGCGGAAATGGGCCTC